CAAAACACGTTTGAGATAAGTAGACAAATGCCAGAAATGAAAGTAATAGACTTCTTAAGCGGTTTGTTTAAGATGTTTAATTTACTTGTCTATAAAGATGGCGATAATATAAATGTAGAGTTAGCAAAACTATATTATCAAAACGAAGATGCCTACGACGTCACAAAGTATGTAGATATGGAAAAGGCAACTGTAGATAGGCTTTTTCAGTACAAGAAAATGGACTTTAAATTTAAAAGCAAAGAAAGTTTCCTTGTTCAGTTTTCAGACGAGATACAAGGTGTACCATTTGCAGAAGAAGATTTTGGCGATGACAAATTTGATGGCGGTACTTATACAGTAGAATTGCCTTTTGAAAAGATGATGTATGAAAGGCTAACCGCCACAGACGATAGTTTAACTCTTATAGGTCAAGGTGCATTTTTAAATAAACAGTTTGAGCCTACTATTGGAGAGCCTTTAATATTTTCAAGTTTATATCAAGCCAATACAGATAGTGAACTAACAATCGGTGGTAGTGCGCCAAGTAATTACAGACGTCCAAGTAATGTTACAGCAATAGGGGAATGGGGCTATAATAAAAGATTACAGTTAAACTTTGGATTAGAAGCGGATGAGTTTTTACAAGAAATACCAACATTAAGCACTAACTTATTTGAGGATGGGTATTTTGATTATGTGCAGACAATGTTTGACCCAGCGTCAAGGTTGTTTAAATACACCGCATATCTACCTTTAAGCATTTTACTAAAGCTACAGTTAAAAGACAAACTAGTAATAGCAAACAACGCATATAGAATAAACAGTATAAAAACAAACCTACTAACCAACAAAACAGAATTAGAACTATACAATAGAAGTGAGTTTGTGAGCCAAATAAACAACAATCAGTTTGCTTATTTAGACAGAGTGGCACAAGTTACAGTTTCTTCTAAAACATCAACAGCTATTGACATAGCTTGGACTGCGGTTACTGGAGCAGTTGGTTATGATATTATTTTAAATGGTGGAGTGCTTGGAACAACTTCATTGACAAGTATAAAAGTAACACCTTTAGAAAGCGGTACGACATACAATATAGGGGTAAGAGCAAAATACAATATAAGTGGAGATGATGCTTATTCATTCGATACAACTATAACAGAAACAACACTATGATAAAGTTAATTTTAGATAGCTTAAAATACGCAAACGGAGAAACAGAGAACATCCGTATAGCACAAGGTAAACACAAACTACCTACAACACTAAAAGAGGGTTACAAAGCACTTAAACAAGAAATAAAATGGCAGTAGAGAAAACAATTAACTTAAATGTAAATACAAAAGGCGCACAAAAAAACGTCAATGATTTAGAAAAGGCAGTTGAGGGTGTAAATAATGAGGTTAAAGATACTGGTGCTTCTACTGAAGCTATGAGTGGAACTTTAGACAAAGCAACTGGTGGTGCTATCACTAAATTTAAAGGTTTAAAGGGTGGCTTAACTTCTGTAATTAAGAGTTTTAAGAGTTTAAGAGTTGCTATCATAGGTACTGGCATTGGCGCTTTATTAATTGCAGTTGTTGCTTTAGGTCAAGCGTTTACAAGGTCGGAAGAAGGGCAAAACAAGTTTGCTAAAATTCTTGGGGTTATTGGTAGTGTTACTGGTAATTTATTAGACTTATTAGCTGATTTAGGCGAAAATATTATATCAGCATTTGAAAACCCTAAACAAGCTATAATAGACTTTAAAAATTTATTAGTTGAAAATATTACTAATAGATTTAAAGCAATATTAGATACAGTAGGTTTTTTAGGTAGCGCAATAAAAAGCGTATTTAAAGGCGATTTTGATGAAGCGTTAAAAAGTGCAAAAAAAGCTGGCAGTAGTTTTGTAGATAGCTTTACTGGTGTTGAGAATAGTATTGACAAGGCAACAAACGCTGTTAAAGAGTTTAGCAAAGAGGTTGCTAAAGATGCTGCCAATGCAGCAAGGATTGCAGATTTAAGAGCTGAAGCAGATAGACTTGACAGAAAATTAATAGTTGATAGAGCTAAAGCTGACAGAGATAGAGCTACCTTGTTAGAGAAATCTATTAATAAAGAAAAGTTTTCTGTACAAGAAAGAATTAAGTTTCTTCAAGAAGCTGCAGATTTAGAGGAGAAAATCACAAACCAAGAAATAGAAGCAGCACAAAAAAGACTTGAGGCACAACAAGCTGAAAATGCTCTTGGTAAATCAACAAAAGAGGATAAACAAAAAGAAGCAGAACTTGAAGCTCAACTTATACAATTAGAAACTGCAAAGCTAACAAAACAGAAAGAGGTAACGTCACAGATTATAGCGTTCAAAGCTGAAGAAGCTGCAGCGTCAAAAGCTATTGCAGACCAAAAGGCAGCAGAAGATAAAGAGAGAGCAGATAAGATAGCAGCAGAAAATAAGGAGAGAAAAGATAAAGAGGAAAAAGAAGAAAAAGAAAGAAATCAAAGAAAGATTGAAGAAGAGAAAGCGGTGCAAGCTGCCGAGCTTGACATCAAAAATGCATCACTTGATGCAGCGACTTCTGCTTTTAATTTATTAGCTTCTTCAGATAAGAAAAATAAAAAACTTCAAGCAGCAACTCTTATTGCAAGTAATGCTGTAGGAATAGCTAAAAACATTATTAATACAAACGCTGCAAACGCAAGGATTACTGCCGAAGCTGGTTTAGCTGCACCACCTTTAATATTAGCCAATAATATTAGAATGATTACTGGTATTGCATCCTCTGTTTCTGCTACTGCAAAAGGGTTAGCGGCTTTAAAAAGTGGTGGCTCTGCAACTGGTGGTGGCACTGCTGCTGGAGGTGGGGCTTCAACTCCGCCATCATTTAACATAGTAGGTGCAACAGAAACAAGTCAATTAGCACAAGCGGTAGGTGGACAAACACAACAGCCAGTACAAGCGTATGTGGTTTCAAATGATGTTACAACAGCACAGAGTTTAGAGAACAATATTGTAGAGGGTGCAACGATTGGATAAATACAAAAAATAATTAAAAACATTATATAATAGTATGCGGATAGTAGAACTAATTTTAGACGAAGAACAAGAAATAGGTATAGAAGCTATTAGCGTAGTGGAAAACCCAGCAATAGAAGAAGATTTTATTGCTCTTAAATCACAAGAGTTTAAACTTGCAGAGGTAGACAAGGAAAGGCGTATTTTAATGGGTGCGCTACTTATTCCAAATAAGCCCATATACAGACGAAACGGAGAAGATGAGTACTATATATATTTCTCAAAAGATACTGTCTTAAAAGCCTCGCAAATGTACTTAATGCAAGGCAAACAAAACAACAGTACATTAGAACACCAATACCAAATAAACGGACTATCATTAGTTGAGAGTTGGATAGTAGAGGACAAGGTACACGACAAGAGTGTAAAGTATGGTATGGATTTACCATTAGGTACTTGGGTAGGTGCGGTTAAAGTAAACAACGATGAGATTTGGAACGAGTTTGTAAAGACTGGTAAGGTTAAAGGGTTTAGTATAGAAGGCTACTTTGCTGATAAAATGGAAAGACCTAAAGAGAAGATAAACGATTTTAGTAGTGATGAGGTACTAAAGAAATTAGACGAAGGCGAAGCAGAGTATTTATTAAGTGAGATACGAGCCATTATAAAAAGCGACAAGCGTGTAAAGGGTGGTAAGAAGATGATACTTGAAAGCTATACAGACTATCCAAGCGGTGTAAAGAACAACGCAAAGCGAGGGTTAGAACTTAACGAAAAGGTAAACAACAAATGTGCAACCCAAGTAGGCAAGGTAAGGGCGCAACAGTTAGCACAAGGTAAAGCGATAAGCGTAGAAACTATTAAGCGTATGTATTCTTATTTGTCAAGAGCAGAGGAATACTACGATGAGGGCGATACAAAGGCTTGCGGTACGATTTCATACTTGTTATGGGGTGGTAAGGCTGGTCTACGTTGGGCTAATAAAAAATTAAAAGAGTTAGATGCGTAGGTTTAAGAAATTCTTTACACCAAGTAGAACAAGTCCAAAGGGTGGGCGCAGAGCGTGTTTATGCAAGGATAATACCTACTCTATTAAATGCTGTGATGGTAGTTTAAGGGCGCAAGGGATTGGTAGTACAACTGGGTTAGAAACAACACCAACTGATTACGGTTACAAGGTGCAGAGATGTGGACATAGCCAAAAGAAGCACGTTCACGGTAGCGAAGAACTAACAATAGGAAATGTATATTATTTTGATTTAGTACACGAAGGACATAGCAACTGCTATACTGTATTAAGTAGAGATGATGAAACAAGTGGCTTCTTGTGGGAGAGTGTTACTGCCTATGATGATTGTACAGAATGTGAAAATGCTAACTAAAAATGCAAAATTAATTTTTAACACTTATATATTAATATGAACACGAACGATATGATTAGTAAAATCAAAGATGTTTTAAACTTATCCGAAGAAGTTAAGTTGGAACAACAAGCGTTAGAAAACGGTACTGTTTTAGAAGCAGAAGCGTTTGAAGCTGGTAACGAAGTATTTATTGTTACCGAAGATGAGAAAGTAGCTGTACCAGTTGGAGAGTATGAACTTGAAGATGGTAAAATACTTGTAGTAGCAGAAGAAGGTCTTATTGCTGAAATTAAAGAAGCTGGCGAAGAAGAAACACCAGAAGAAGAAGTAGAAGCAACAGAAGATGTAGTCCTTGAAGAAGAAAAAGAAGAAATGGGCTATGCTACTAAAGAAGAACTTGCAGAGGTTAAATCAATGATTGAGGAAATCAAAGCAATGTTAGAGCCTAAAGAGGACTTAAGCGCAGATGAGTTAGGAAACCTTGTAACAGAGGAACTATGCAAGCACGAAAAAGTAGAGTTAAGCGAAGTACCAGAAGAAGTACAAGCAGAACTTAACGAGCCAGCAGCCGAGCCAATCAAAGCTAACCCAGAGGTAAAAGAAAACCTATCTAAATTCAGTATCTCACAAAACAGAAGAATGAGTACATTGGATAGAGTAATGGCAAAATTTAATAATTAACAAACAACTAAAAACTAAATAAAATGAGTGTATCAATTACATCAACTTACGCAGGCGAATTTAGTGGCAAGTATATCGCTGCTGCTTTATTATCTGCTGACACATTAGACAAAGGCAATGTAACAATTATGCCTAACGTTAAGTTTAAGTCTGTAATCAAAAAGGCTTCAACTGACGACATCGTAAAAGACGCTACTTGCGACTTTCAAACTGGACAAGGAACTTTAACTCTTACAGAGAAAATCCTACAACCAGAAGAATTTCAAGTAAACCTTGACATCTGTAAAAAAGACCTACACGATGATTGGGAAGCTGCACAAATGGGGTATTCTGCATTTGACAACCTACCTGCAAACTTTTCTGATTTTGTATTGGCTCACGTTGCTTCTAAAGTAGCTGACCGCACAGAGAAAAACATTTGGAGTGGTTCAACTGCAACTTCTGGACAATTTGACGGATTTGCTACATTGTTAGCTGCTGATGGAGATTTGCCTGCAGGACAAGACATTACTGGTACTGCTGTAACTGCTGCAAACGTAGTTGCTGAATTAGGAGATGTTGTAGATGCTATCCCTACTGCTGTTTACGGAAGTGAAGATTTAGCTATCTATGCTGCATCAAACGTAGTGCGTGCTTATACTCGTGCTTTAGGTGGTTTCCAATCTGGTGGACAAGGTGCTGCTGGTTATGAGAACAAAGGAAACAACCAATCTTTAGGCTCTTTATTCTTCGATGGTATCCCAGTAATTCCTTGTAGAGGTGCTGCTGACGATATGATTATCGCTGCTGAAAAGTCTAACCTTTTCTTCGGTACTGGTATCTTAAGCGACCTTAACGAAGTAAGAGTTATTGATATGGCTGAAACAGACGGAAGCCAGAATGTTCGTGTAGTGATGAGATTTACTGCTGGCGTGCAATACGCACAAGTATCTGACATCGTTTACAGAACTGTATAATAATTAATTAATCAACGTAGAAAGGGGTGGGGCAATTTACCCTACCCTTTTTTATTTAAAAAAACTATAAAAATATGGCTTGTTCATTAACAACTGGTAGAAAAGTACCTTGCAAAAGCGCAGTAGGTGGTATTAAAACTATTTACTTTGCTGATTTTGGTACTTTAGGAGATGCCACAATAGCTGCTGGAGAGATTACTGCATTTAGCGGAACTCCAGATTGGTTTCAGTTTGATGTTAAGGGGAACTCATCTTTAGAAACTGCTATCAATTCTTCTCGTGAGAATGGTACAACTTTCTATGAGAGTACACTTAACCTTACACTTACATTCCAAGACAAAGCGACACAAGAGGAACTTAAACTAATTGCACACGCAAGACCACACATCGCAATAGAGGACTACAACGGAAACTATTTCGTTATGGGATTAGAACACGGTGCTGATGTAAATGGTGGTACTATTGTAACTGGTGCTGCAATGGGAGATTTAACTGGGTACACAATCACAGCGGTAGCGCAAGAAACTGCTCCGCCTTACTTTGTGACTGGGTCAGTAATTACTGCTGATGCTTCTGCTTCACAAATCGACCCAACTGCATAATCACAATTAGGGTTTTAAATTTAGGGTTATCTTAACGGATAGCCCTTTTTTTATGCCTTACAATACAAAATAAATTAGTTTTGTTTATATATTAATATGAAGCTAATAGGCACAAACGGAAATAAGACCTTTAAGATAATACCAAGACATTATATTAATGGTGGTATAACAGTAAATCTTACAAGCGAAAGTACTGGTACAAACGTAAACTTAACTCCTACTGCATCAACTGATGGTAATTATATGAGTTTTGATGCGGTTTTTGGAACGCTAACAGAAGGCGATTTTTACATATTAGAAGTTAAGAACGGAACTGCGGTAATATACAAAGACAAAGTATTTTGCACAGACCAAACAATAAACCAAACTACTAACGACTACTACTCTATTAATAAAGATGAGTATGTACAAGAAGATAGTTTTGATAACGATTATATTATATTATGAACGATTTAAGAGTAGTAAATTTAAGCACCTACACAAGCCCACAAATTGTAGAGAAGTCTAACAAGGAATGGGTTAGCTATGGCGCAGATAACAATTACTTCGCATACCTAATAGACCGATACAATGGTAGCCCAACAAACAACGCTATTATTAACGGAGTTAGCGAAATGATATACGGTAAAGGTTTAGATGCTTTAAACAGCGGTAAGAAGCCAGAGCAGTACGCTAAAATGATGTCTTTGTTTCACAAGGATTGTGTGCGTAAGTTATGCTATGACCTTAAATTAATGGGTCAATGTTCTATGCAAGTTATATACTCAAAAGACCGCAAGACTGTGGCAAGAGTAGAACATATCCCAGTAGAGAACTTAAGAGCAGAGAAATGCAATGAGTATGGGGATATAGAGGCTTACTACTATTCTGATGATTGGAGTAAAGTAAAAAAAGCAGATGATTGCACACGCATACCAGCTTTTGGTTATTCAACAGAAAACATAGAGATAGTATACGTTAAGCCTTACAGAGCTGGATACAAATACTATTCAAGCCCAGACTATCAAGGTGGTTTACAGTATGCAGAGTTAGAAGAAGAAATATCTAACTACCATTTAAACAACATCCTTAATGGACTTGCACCAAGTATGTTAATTAACTTTAACAACGGAACTCCAAACGCAGAGGAACGTCAAATGCTTGAGAATAGAATATATCAAAAGTTTAGCGGTAGTAGTAATGCTGGTAAGTTTATATTAGCGTTTAACGACAACCCAGAGAGTGCAGCTACAATAGAGCCTATACAATTAAGCGATGCGCATAACCAATACCAATTCTTAAGCGATGAAAGTGGTAAAAAAATAATGGTAGCACATAGAATTGTAAGCCCTATGTTATTGGGTATTAAAGACAGTAGCGGACTTGGTAACAACGCAGACGAGTTAAAGACTGCATCTATACTAATGGATAACACCGTTATTAGACCATTTCAGACACTTTTAATAGATGCCTTTGATAGTATATTAGCTTACAATAATATTAGCTTAAAACTATACTTTAAGACCTTACAGCCTTTAGAGTTTACAGACCTTGAAAACGTAGAGGATGAAGAAACTAAAGAAGAAGAAACTGGTGTTAAGTTAAGTAGAGAATTAGCAGACAACGAAGCCGACCATATTTTAGAAAACCTACAAGGCGAAGAAGTAGACGAAGAATGGGAGTTAGTTGAAGAAAGAGAATATTCAGAAGATAATACAGACATTGATGTTTGGGCTAATGAATTAATAGAGCCAAAGAAAAGTTTGTTACAAAAGTTTGCTGAAAGTATACCAAACCTTAAAAAAGGCAAAGGCGATTTTTCAGTATTAGATAAAAGCTATTATAAAGTACGTTATAGATATGCGGAAAAATACAGCAGCACTAATACAAGAACTTTTTGTAAAGCACTTATGGCTCGTAATATGGTTTATAGAATTGAGGATATAGACGCAGCTTCTGATAAGGGTGTAAATGAAAGTTTTGGCCATAAGGGTAAAAAATACGATTTGTTCCGTTGGAAAGGCGGTGTGAACTGTGGACATTATTGGGCTGAACAACTATATAGGCTAAAGAAAAAAACAAACGGAAAGTATATAGAAAAATCTGACAAAATTAAAGATTATGTTGAGGTTGATGATATACCTAAATCTTATAAAGGCAAACCAAGAGGATGGAAAGATGCAAAGAAAGCACCTAAAGATATGCCTAATAACGGACATCATCCTAATTATAACAAATAACAAATGGCAACAGCATTATTTATAAGCACAACAGACCTTAAGAAAAACTCCATAATT